TGTATCAATTACCGGATCAGAAACAGGAGCAGGAGCGTTATTAATCTCCAACTTCATAGCTTCATCATGTAATTGTTGTTGACTCCATCCATCAACCATTGCTCGTGCCTGCAAATCAGCAGGGATAATCAATTCATTTTCCATATACCTATTTTGTTTTTATAAATTTCCTGATATTTCCACATCTTTCTGCTTCTCAAGTGTACCCTCTTGTGCAAGCTCAGCCATTCTGTGATTGTGCTTCAACTCCTCAAGCAGAGCCTTTTGTTGATATTCAGTAAGTATTGTACTATTCTTAATCTCTGCAAGAGCAGCTTGAGCTTGTTCCTTAGCTTGAGCAGCTTGAGCAGCAGATTGTTGTTGTAATTGAGCGTTCTGTTGCATTTGAATTTGAGCCTCCTCCATCTTCTTCTTACGATCTCTTTCCTCGGCAATAGTCATATACCACGCTGCAAATTCATCATTATCTTCCTCAAGCATCTTCTCAATAAACAGATAGTCGGACATACTGATACCTGTCTGACCACTTTTACCAACCTGCATTGATTGTAAGGCGGCATTCAAAATTTGCTGCTTACGAGTTCTAGTCGGGGTAGATACTAACTTAATTCCAATTTGCTCTAATGTCAAATCTTCGAAAGCGTCCAAGGCATTTGTTTTCTCATCACCTAGAAGATGATAGTAATACTCATGAACAGATTTATCAAAACGCATATTAGTACGAGTTTTAAGGATTGCCTTTTTAGCGGCCTTCTCCTTTAATCTCATCAAAGCCTTTTTAAGTGGGTAAAGGGCGTGGTTAGTAGCATCAACTTCTAGCTCACTAATCCCTAAACCTTTCTCGTTAGATGAAGTAGGCATAGCGGCCATGGTTGGGGTAATCCCTGCCAAGTCCATAATCCTATTCATATCATCTTGCCAACAAGTAAGCCACTCCTCTAATTGTGGCCCGATACCTCCGGGAAGCTCTTGAATAGAACTATATCCACCACCCTTATTTAATACATCAGTCTTAGAGTTAACGAACTGATTACCTGTCTGCCTTCTAATGCGAACAAGCTCTAGTGGGGACATAGAACCAAATCCCATATCCATGTTAGCCAATAACCCAATATCAATCAAAAGACCTTTAGGGGCGGCTGACCATTTAGCAGCTTGCAACTTAATCCAAGTAAGCATCAATGAGTCCAAATGCGGCTTCCATCTTTCTGTGATAGACTTTCCGGGGATTCTCTCAAAGAAGTAAGACAATACAGCGTTACCTCTAGTGTCGCGCATAATGTTCTTCTGCAATCCGTAGTCGTAAATAAACTCAGATCCCAAAATGAACTTACCCTCATATACATTCTGCACACAAGTTACATCCGTCTTTCTCTCCCTTCCGTCTGCGTATGGCTTCTTAATGACACCAAACTCCTCCTCTGTATAAACCACCTTACCGTCTTTAGTTTGACGCTTAGTATAGTATTCGTAATCGTTTGCTTTGTATTCAAAGTGTAATACCTCTACAACGAAATCTTCCCAAAGGTAGCGACCTGTTACTGGATCCTTTCTATTAAAGTTAAAATCCTTATCGCTGTAACCTTGAGTTTCGTAGTATATTCTAGCCAAATTTTCAACATCTTTAATTGAAGCACCAAGCTCCAATAATTTATCCTTGATGTCCTTAATCTGAACTCTTTGAATATGGCCTGCAAATGCTGGCTCCCCTTCTTCATCCTCATCTAAATAAGCTGTTACAAATGATGCAGGATTGATGTATCTCATGCGAGTAACACCATCCTTGTCTGCATATACTTGACCAACAGCGAAATTTGTTTCAACGAGTTTTTCGATTGTTCTAAGTCTAATCTTATCCCAATCGCTAATATTGAATGTGTGAGCCGCAATGTCCTCCATACCTGATTCAAGCGGTAGCTTAAATCCATGATACTTCTCGTACATCTCAAGCTCAGTCTCATCTTGAGGAACCCATGGTAGAGTAATCTTTGGGATACCAACTTGCTCCCTCATTGGGTTTAGAACCTTCTCCTCATAATACATTCTCCACTTCTTCTTTTGCTTCTCGAATGTTGATGTTGGACTCAAGGACTGACAATTAACCTTGAAGTCAGAAGCGCTTAGTAAAGATTTTATAGTGGAAACAAATTTAGGAGCTGGACTAACGATTTCATAGTTGACGTTAGCATAAGCCTTCCTAGCGTATTGAGTAAAATTTCTTTCAGTTGCATTTTTATCATTTGTAATACCCACAAACCAATCGCGGTATGGGGCTGAACTCTGCCTTCCCTCTGAATAGTCACACATCATCTGGAACCATCCAGTAGCGGTGTGACCATATAAAGTTCTACCATTATACCAACGAGAATAGATAGCTTGGGCTACCTGAGTCATATAACCCCTCTGCTCTTTTAGTTCCTGCGGAACTTTGTCCGAAGGGAACCCAATTATCGTAGAAAACTTCAACATTCAAATGCAAATATAGAAAACATGATTATCATTGACACAATTTAATCAAAAAATTCTAACAAGTCATTCATTACCCGAACATTATTAGAATCTTGTAGGTACTTTGGGAGCGCACTTTTAGCCCCAAGCAATGCCATACCCCCTGCTGCAAACAAGTCATAGTTAGTCATTTCGGTTGGGTCATTAATCTCAAGACACTCCTCAAGAAGCTCCAAGTGGTTCTCTCCCCTACCAAATAACTTAATGTAGTTCATGTACTCAGTGAATATCTGTTCTTTATCAGCTTCCCCTGTGTATCGACCTGGAGCAGTGGCTATCTTTCCGTTTGGATCAATGTCAGATAATAAATACCCTTCATATCCCCACTCCCTAAACTTTTCAATCACAATAGGTACGTTACGCTCCGGATAAACGTGCGCACCAAACAAGATGGCGAGTTTTAACATATCTTCACAATATGTATTCCCATCATCTACGCGAATGTTATAAGTCACAATGAACTTATTTGACATCCACTGATCTATCGGCTTATCTGCCTGATCCACCGAAGGGTCATGCTTATAGAATAACGCACCACCTCCATTAGACTTTCTACGACCTTTAACATCTCGATTTCCAAATTTAAAAGGGTCACAACCCAATATATATCTATTAGACACATCTGGGGACGGAAACCATGTCTTAGTATCTGCATTATATAACTTTTTATTCCTCGCGTCAATTTGAGGGATAAACGATACAACGTATTTACCATCAGGATCGTCAGTAACCATCACGTCACTTCCGAAGCCTCCCTTCCAATCTAATCTAACTGTTCTAGTTCTAAATATCCTGTCAAACTTCAACTGATTGATTCTAGTACGCAATATACTCAAATCAAAGTTGCTGTTTTTAGACGCTTTAGACGCAGCTTCTTGCAATGTCCATGGGTTATCTCGAATTTCACCATTAAGTCGCAAATCAAGCCCTTTCTCCTCCAAATCCTTCCTAGTATTCATTAGGATAGTTTTAGCCCCACGAGTTACGAGATTACCTTCAAGGTTTCGAATAGGTTCTTCCGGGTCCTCAATGATTGAGAGTCCGTACTCGTCCACACACTCATCGTAGCCGTCATATGCAGGGATGAAAAGTGTGAACAAACCAGACGTGGTAAATCCGTTTTCGTTTCTTTCGTCATAATATGAAGATTTAATTAAGTCAAAAAATTCCTTACCTCCACCTGCCTCAAACTCCCCTAAAGTTGATGTAAACATCCCAAGTCCGTTAATACGCAAACCTTGAGATAGACATTTGCGAACAACATCTTGCCATCTACGAGGAATAGATACTCCGCTATCTCCGTGCTTACCACCCTCATCATCTAAATAAGCGTGCAGCTTCTGTCCGTCAAATGCTCTCTCTGATGATGCACGAGCTTCAATCCAACCATCGTGAGAGGATGCCCTAACGTGAGTAGCCCCTTGTGATCTTGAGGCCGGGTATGAAAACGAAAGCTTTTCTTTTGGGAAGTCAGTTCCATCATGTGACGGCTTGAAAAAGAATGGGAGCTTACGCCATGGCTTTACAATCTTATCTATGTAAACGTCATTACGAGCTTGAGTCTCGGTTATGCTCTGTATCCCACCCTTTTGCTGTTTATGTTCAGTTGTAATGCAATACAATATACAGGCGGCTTGCGATGTTGCCCCAATACGCCTACGCTTAGGGAAGATATACCCATAGCAAGTTCTATACCCCATATCAACCTCATAAGCCCCTTCGTCTATGTAAGCAGCAGGAAATTGAGAGGCATACTCCTCAGCGTTCTTTACCCTCTGAAAATATTTCGTCTTAATCTCGCCCTGAGAGCGATAAGTGACGCGGTATTTATACACAGCTTCAGTAGTAGTATAGCAATGACGAGCAAACAGAAAAATCCTGCGATCAAGATCACGATACCACGGTAGGCTATCAAGTCTAGTTTCATTTTGTATATCCCAATAGTTTAAGTACACATATTGCCAACCGTCTATATATGTCGGCTTACCATTATTAAAAAACCAATATCCTTGATACCTTCTCTTTATCTGAACCTGTATCCACTCAATCTCATCCTTATATTCTAATCGGTTGTTTTCTAATTCATCATAAATATCAATCTGGCTAACCACCTCACGCTTCTTCATCCTATTCTTCTTGCGGATGATGTCCTGTATTGACTTCAACTTCTCCGGCACTTGTATGTGCTTAAACTTCTGATTCTTAGGGTGTAGTCCATATCCATCAATCAACTTCACAGCATCATCCCATGGCATACCGTAGAAACTCTCAACAGTCGGTAGTTTTATCTCAATAGTTTTAAGAAGCGGATCATCGTTGTGATATTTAACAACCGTATCCTCTCTTTGATATATGTCGTGATATTTAGAGTTAGTTGCCAACTTCCGGGAACATTTGGTTAGACTTAGCTTTATGTGGAGAAACGGATGGGGGAGCAAACATCATATACTCCTCTGGGCGTATACCTAAGTTATCTTGAGCCAAGAACTTAGTAATCTCATGCTCAAGAGCTTTGGATATTTCCCCTTGCATGAACCTTTCCCTAGCGTCTGATAGCTGCTTTCTCAAAGACTCGATATTGCTGATGTGACTCTTTTGATCTACAGGATCTTCCGGCATATCAAGAGCTAAGATGTCGTACAACATCTCCTCAGTCCTCATCATAATAGCCCAATCTTCAGGTTGTTGTAATCTCAAGAATAAAACTATCTTAGCCCTGCAATTAGCGTTCTTATTCAATAACAGCTCATTGTATTCAGTAGGGAACTCCCCTTGTTGATTAGGTTCAACCCCAAGTTCTTTTAATGCCCACCCTTTTCTTTTGGAGAGCATTGGGTAAGCTTCAATACCAGGACTACCTGGACTATACATTAAAATAATGTACCTAAGAACAAAGTCAGGAGTTAGTCTTTCAGGTAATCCAACTGAACTAGCAAACACATCAGCAAACTGAGATAAGTCTTGAAACTTAAACAAAACTTGCTCTGACATCGGAATCTTATCAATCCGATACTTCATCTTTACAAATGCCTTACTCTCCATCTACTTCAGCTATTATTTGATGCGTTTGAAAATAATAAAGCTCCTTCTCCAAACTCTGCTTGTACTTATACTCAAGTTTCACAGGCTTATTATTCTTAGTCTTTATCTTCATATTGTTCTTAACAGGCTGAGCCTTCCAATTTGATTTAAAATACCCTTCTCTCCAGTCATATACAATATCCCCACTTGGAGCGTGTTCAATAACATACACATTCTCCTCATATTCATCAGGCATGATTAAAAATGACGGCTTAGGCTTCATTACCTTTGATACAATAACATAATCGTTCAATGAGAATACTTCCTCTCCTCTGATGCACATAATTATCTCTTTATAAGGGACTACAAGTAAGCATCTTTGTTTCCCATCATCCTCAAATGTATAGTAGTAGTTCTCATCATTCTGCACGGTAGCTGCTTTAGCTATTGCGTCATGAGAGAAATAAACCTCGTCACCTTTTTGAATCTCTACCGGCCCATCCCAACAATAACAAAGGGCAGGCACATCAGCATAATCAGATACGCTATGAACTATACCGGATCTTGAACCCATATCCACTCTAGCCTCGTCACTAATGGCCCTTATGTTAATAATAGCACCATTCAATTCTACTTGCTCGGACATGATATTTGGTACTTCTACAAGTACTCTACCACGAGCCGGCTTTAACCTAATTGCTTCTTCTTTTGTTATCTGCATAATCTAAAATTTACAACCTATCTTTAAACTAAAAAAACCTCATAACTATTTAAGCTAAAGGCTTTTTATCGACCTAAATTTGTAGCACCTATCTTTGTTTTTGTTTTTTGTTTCTAAGAGGAGGGGTACAACGGTATCCCTCTTTTTATTTGTCCCTAACTTGCGTAAAGTGTGGTATCAAACCTCGATCCCTTTCTCCTTTATATGACTTATTATCATATTCAAATGACAAAATGTACCCTCCGATTGGTTTTGGGGGACGCCCTTTCTCAATATGATAACCTCCAAATCCATCCTCATATTCCTCTTTATAGCAAGCTGTTCTTATATGATGAAGATATTTATGTTCAACAGTGTACCCTTCTTTTGAGTGAAATCTCAAAGTCTCCTTAGAGTCAATAACATGATAAAGCTCATGAACGTGTCCCTGCCAAGTGCAATCAGCCCCTTCTGTTCTTACTGATATACGATTATTTTGAATTACACCCTTAGTTACTTCCCCACCACCACCAGATCCATGAAAGTATTTAATTTTAAATGCACTTAAATATTCTACCTTACTATTTCTCATTGGTCTAATTACCCACCAACCTCCGTATCCTCCAGTTACAACACTAGATCCTGTAGTATGATTAAGCAAATCAACAAACCTTTGAAGTGGGTCTGTTTCAGCGTTTTTAATGATGGCCGTATTTCCTGAATAAGCTACCTTACCATCTATTCTAGTAATAAAACATCCAGAAGGCATATTTAAGCAATAAACATCACCATCATAATCTTCTTTTGTTATAGATAATTTCTTCGGCTTTTTTAATTCTTCTGAAATTAAAACCTTATATTGCTTTTTACCATTCTTAAATGCACTAAGACCATCTCGCTCAGTGTATTTACAATTCCATCCATTGTTTATACAAGCCGCTTGAATAGTATCAACATTATCTTTATCAGTAGATGTCCAAAGCATACTAGATCCTGTCACATTAGCGTCAGTATTACCAATAGCATTCATCATAGCTAAAAATCCACTCTTATTACAATCTTTATAATAACTAGGTAATTTTTTAACACCACCTAAAGAATCAAATATTCTTCTAGCATCATCTCCATAAATACGAATGTAGTAAGGTTGCAATTTATTCAATCCACTTTTTTTACACTCTGTAAATGTATATTGTATTCCGTTAGCCTCCAATAACTCTTTAATATATTTAATTTTTCTATCCTTTGAGAGCTTAAACTGAATACGAATCTTTTTAGAATTTTCTTGATACTTAGCGTTATTAACAATAGTAGCGTCCATAACCACAGCAGTAATCAACTCAATCCAATTAGGTATTTGCTCAACATCATCTTGCAATCTAACCCTTCCATGAGGTAAATCAGCTTCCGTTATTCTTTGGGATTCAGACAACGCCATTAAATCCTCTGCGTTAATCTTATCCATGTTATTAAACATGACAGCGTGTTTGGATGAAACTACCTGTTTAGTATAAGCTCCTTCAATGGTGTATAAAGCATCCGCTTTTTTAGAAACAACAGCATTTGGATTCTCGTAATAAACATTATTTGAATCAAATGTAGCAACTAAATCTTCAGTCGTTATTTCTGTTATTTTTTTCCAGCCGTATTTTGTAAACACTTCAGTATCAGGACGGTAACATTCATGATTACCATAACCAATGAATATTAGATTCTTAGCGTAAGGCGCCCACCAATCAACCGCCTCTTGTATTACCAAATCCAAATAAGTGTTCCCATTATGCTGAGGCATGATGTCTTTCTTTGACCTTCTTGGATCGTATTTACCCTGCATTAAACAGAAAAAATCACCATTGATAGCGATTTTCATATTGTTCTCTAAAGCTAAATCCAAGTGCCTCTTTAAAACCGATCTTTGGCATTTAGGGTTATCGAAGTGTATGTCTGATATTAACAGGAACTTTTGACTAATTAAACAATCTGTAATTATTATATTACGATTGTATTTGACTGTCTGTTCTTTTTTCATCTAGTTATATTTAAAAATATTGTGACTACTCAAGTAGCTATTGTATAAATAAACAATATCCTCGATAGCACCTCTACAAACTAAGTCTGAACCGCTTGTTAGCGTTATAACGACTTGAGATCTATTCATATCTCCATCATCATTTATATTCAGGCTAAAATAACAAATGACATCCATCGGAACATAAGTGTCTGCCCACATATAATCTTCACGGCCTGTAATCTCATCAGGTATTGCTACTAAAACTTTACACTTTAGGACTTGCCCAATTAAATAAAAATCCCCTTGCCTGACAGATTTCATATTGGTATTTTTTCCAAATGTAGTCAAAGCAAGGGAATTAATTTATATTAAGGATTAGAAGTTTTACCTTAGAATGGCAAATCATCATCAGCCGCTACAGGAGCAGGTGATGTTGCTTTATTAACCATTTCTTTGTTTGATTTACTAACTTCTGCTCTTGGCTCGTAGGTCATTTTCCACATAGCAAGGTTAGTGTAATACTTACCATTGTACTCACGGCTACGGATGTTAAAGAAGATTTCAGCGTTACATCCCACAGACGATTCACTAAGAGTATCTAAGTTCTTCCCAGATACTTGAAACTCATAATAGTCGTAATAGGTCTCACCCTTTACTTCCTTAGCTGTTTTTAACATTAGGTTTCTCCATGTGAAGCTACCTCTTTCTTGAATTGGAGTGATTGACTCTACTACTCCTGTCATTGAATAATTACTCATTTTACCTATTTTTGTTTTTATAAATTTACTAATCTCTAAACATACCCTTCTTTTTGACATTAGGACTAGATCCCTTTGAAACTTGCTTACGTCTTTTAGAATTATCCATTATTTTAGAAATAATTCCTTTCTTGTTAGATTTGTATTTATCTTGATTTTTGCTTCCCATTTGATCAAATCCACCTTTCTTTTTATTGACGCTAATGATTTCTTTATTTTGACGAGATCCCTTCCCTGAAAAACTATCTCTCCCACTCCATTCTCTATTTGCATTTGCTTTGGTAGCCTGTCTAGCCTCAGAAGCTTTTTTAATCTCAGCAACTTTACTTTTAACATTAGATACCTTAGATTGAATTTGTTTTTTCTTTTCAGCAGCACCCGAAGCAATAGAAGCTCGAACACTACCTTTAAGCATTTGAGGGCTACCTGTCTCTAAATTATGAACAATGTTTCTGTCATACTTATAACCCTTTTCTTTAGATCTATCTTTTTCTAGCTTACGAGATTTAGCATTTGATTTTATCGTAGATAAAGCACTTTTAATTGGGCCTGGTCCATTCATTGCCATTTTATTTATTTTTCTGATTATTTGACTTTTTTGCAGTCAAAGCTTTTGATTTAGCCATTAAAGTCTTTGCTCTTTTTTCTTTTTGCGCTGATCTTCTATATAAATCATTAGCTTTATTTAAAGCTAAATCTTTAGCAGTAGGAGGGCTACTCATAACACCATAACCCCTTCTATTTTCAGGAATCGGATCTCTTGGGGATCCTGCTTTCATAATTTTTTCAGCTTTCCCATAAAGGGTTTGAGCCTTAGTCATTTTCTTTTCAGCTCTAGCTTTTAAACGCTCAGGTCTTGGCTTCATCATTGTGATTTGAATTATTTTTTAAAATAAATATTTAAGTCGCAAAGATATATATAAATAATCTGATTTAACAAAAAGTTTTGAACATTTTTTATTGTTAATAAAATAATTTTGTCAGATTGATACAAGTGTATTACATTTGTATCCGAAACAAAAAACAAAAGTAAAATTATGGCACAAAAAGACCCAGCCTTCCTGTTCTATTCACAGGACTTCTATGTAGGGACAGCGTTCCTTACACACAATCAAGTAGGGAAGTACATTAGACTTATCTGCGCCCAACATCAACATGGACGATTATCTGAAGATCGCGTAATGCAAATTTGCGGAGATTTAGATGAAGCTGTTCTTGAAAAATTTCAAATAGACGAAAATGGCTTTTATTACAATGTTCGTTTAGAAACTGAGATTGAAAAAAGAAAGCGATTTAGTGAATCTCGCAGAAACAACATTAAAAAGCGTTGGGATACTAGTGTAGTACAAGTGAATAACACTAGTAACCAAAATGATACTAGTGAATTACATATGAATAACACTAGTAATACATATGGAGATACTAGTGTAATACATATGGAAAATGAAAATGAAAATAGAAATATTAGTTTAGAATCTAGTAATAATTCAGAAAAAGAAAATTCAAAAAGAAAAAGAAAAACTTTCATTCCCCCAACAGTTGAAGAAGTTATCGAGTTTGTCGTTTCGAAGGGATTTGATCAGCAGCTTGGGAGGAACGCTTGGGAGTACTACGCGGTTGCCGATTGGAAAGACGCAAAAGGGGATCAAGTTCTGAATTGGAAACAGAAACTACTAGCAGGATGGCTCAAAAACGCACAGAAAGGGGGTAAAATTCAACTTTCTAATGAAAATGATGTCAATATACCAGGGTACATAAAAGAGTTCCATAATAGCCCTCTAATGAAGCGAGAGGTGATTAATGGTCGTTGGGAGTATAAATCAGCCCCTATTGGTTTTAAATCTTAATGTTATGACCGCGAAAGAAAAAGCTATTTCATTGTATGAATCTTTTTACCCTCAAGTTCAATGGAAGATGGGGCAAGAGGATTGTAAAGATAGGGCTAAGCAATGTTCATTGATTGCAGTTCACGAAATTTTGAGAGTGGCTTTTTATGCTGATGATTCGATATACAAGCATTTCCTAGAAGTAAAACAAGAGATTGATAAATTATAACACAACAAAAATGTCAGAAAGAATAGTAAACATACAAACAAAACGAGAGTACATCATTGACGTTAAGCGTAGCGGAGAAAATTCAATGCCATGCCCAGAATGCTCAAAGGACAGAAAGAAGCAAAACGCCAAACCCTTTAGTTGGGATGCCGCCAAAGGTGTAGGACACTGCCTCCACTGCGGAGCTAAGTTCGGGAGGAAGCTAGAGGGACCCTATGTAAAGTCAACACTTACCGAGCAGTCTTATGTTCGCCCTGAGTGGAGAAACATAACAGAGCTTGAAGATGATGTGCTAAAGTTCTTTACCGATAGAGGAATATCCCAAAGGACTGTGAACAAGGCTAAAATATCGCAAGGTCGTACATTCTTCCCTCAGCTTGAGAAGGAGGCTAAGACAATAGAGTTTAACTACTTCCGTGACGGAGAGCTGATAAATGTCAAGTACCGTGGACCAAAGAAGTCATTCAAGCTATACAAGGATGCCGAGCTTATATTCTATAACCTTGACTCTATGGTGGGGATGGACTATGTAATCATAACAGAGGGGGAGATGGATGCTCTATCGTATATGGAGATGGGATTTGAGTCAGTCATATCTGTCCCCAACGGAGCAACAAAGTCCTCTCAGCAAAGGCTACAATACCTCGACAACTGCATAGACCTATTTGAAAAAGTAGAGACAATCTACTTAGCAACTGACGATGATGAGCCGGGGAGGATACTTCAAGAGGAACTTGCTCGCAGATTAGGTAAATATAGATGCAGAAAAGTAGCGTATTTCAGTCATAAAGATGCAAATGAGCTGTTAATGACTGATAAACTAAGCATTAATGACACCATAACCAAGGCTGAGCCATACCCAATCGAGGGGATCATAACCGTTGATGATTTAGCTGATGATATTTGGAGACTAAAGAGAGAGGGGCTAAAACCCGGATGCGGAATAAGCATAAACTCATTCAACGAGCTACTGACCTTTGAGCCAGGGTATCTAACCGTAGTAACTGGAATCCCTAACCACGGAAAGTCAGAGTTCCTAGATCAAATAATGGTTGACCTGTCTGTTATGCACAACTGGAGGTTCGGGATATTCTCCCCTGAGAACTACCCCATTCAACTGCACTTCTCTAAGATAGCTGCTAAACTACTAGGGGAGTCATTCAATTCAGTAGAGGACTTTCAAGTAGTTCAAGCTATGGATTACTACAGAGATAACTTCGTTCACATTGTCCCAAAAGAAGATAACAGCGTAGAGAGCATAGTAGAACACGCCACTCAACTCGTTAAGAGATACGGAATTAACGGACTAGTCATTGACGCTTGGAATAAGCTTGAGCATGATTACTCATCTAATGAAACTGTGTATATCTCCAAACAACTTGATGTGATAATAAATTTTGCTCAAAAGTACGGAGTGCATATCTTTGTAGTCGCTCACCCAACAAAGATGCAGAGAGATAAGCAGACAGGAGCCTACATGGTTCCCACAATATACGACATGGCAGGGTCTGCGCACTTCTATAACAAGTCCCATAACGGAATTAGCGTGTACAGACATTTCCACGAGGACGGAACATCAACCCCCGAAGTGTTCGTGCAGAAGGTTAAGTTCAAGCACTGGGGAAGGCAAGGAAGCCTTATGCTACAATACGACATATCATCAGGGAGGTTCTATAAACCCGGAGATGGGAGCGTTAAGAATTATCTAGGTAACAAAGAAACTAAACAAGAAGAAGCACCATTCTAAATACACTAGTAATACACATGAATAACACTAGAATAAAGAGGCTCCTAGAATATGTGAAGCCTCACCAAAAAAGAACATTCCTTAGGCTAATAGTCCAGATGGATGAATCACTATTCCCAGAAGCTAAAGACTACCTCGAAAGAGATGTCCCCATCCAATCGTGGAAGGATAACCCACAAGAGTTCATGAGGATCATACTAGATGCCTGTTGTGACGAATACGGAACCACCGCATCTCAAGTAATGTCCGGTGTTAGGCTAACTAACGAAATAGAAGCCAAACGAGCGTGGATATACCTATGTGACGGAGCTATGCCCAAAAACTACCCACTCATAGCAGAGTTTATCGGAATGGACGCATCCTCAATAGTGTACCATATTCGTAAAACTAACGGATTCATGTTCTCTAGCAAAGAATACAGACAACGTATAGGGAAAATAGCCCAAGCTATCAAAGTCGAAGGACTAGATGAGGTCACAGACTTCTATACAAACAAAATTAATGAGGTGGTTAAATACCTTAACGATAAGATGGCTAAGAATAGATTCTAACCTATCAAATTTGAAGGGTAAGGACTTATGAAGGGGGTAATACCCCTTTTTGCTTTTAAGGGGGTTAAAACTGAAAATGAGCTGAACATAGTGTGGGGAGGGTCAATATACTATATGCGCACGCACGCAATCGACCGAACCCGATTTTTGCGGACCGAGTACCCTAGCATTCCGTTGTATTATAACACAACGCGAGCATCATCAAAAGTTGTATTAAAGCACAACAAAAATATACTAGTGTACTACATATGTACGTTGTGTTATATGACAACAAACAAAGGTCACAATGTTGTAATATATAACAACAAAGCAATGTGCTAAAAGTTGTATTAAAGTACAAAATTGATCAGCTTAAATGTTGTCTTAAAGTACAACAAAACTAATGAGGATCCGTTGTATTAAAGTACAACAAAAGCAGGACAAAAAACACCCCGAAAAAAAAGTTATCAACAATCGTAAAAGTTAACGGATTTTTGCCTATACGCACGCGTATGGGCGCGCACGCCTGTTTCCTTTAGCCAAAAAGTAACCTCAGCTTTCAAAAGTTGTAATATAGTACAACAAAGTACTAACCCACCGATCTCTCATTTTACCCTAAATTTACCTTTGATCCATAAAACACAACAAATATTTTCGCTTTTATCTTATTGATTTTCAATTAGTTATAAATTTTAACATTTTTTTATTAGGATTATTGGATGAGTTTATATGTATCTTTGCCGTGTCAACGGACAGAAAAAAGTGGAGTCAGGTGTAGTTACCCACGAGATTACTCACATGAGATATGCAAGTTCCTCTCAAAAACCACCTACCGATTTATTGCTCCTAAGTATCGGTATAAAAATAAAATAGGATAAGGCGCAGGTACAAAGCTGCGGCAGAGATGTCGACTTCAGTGGATAAAGGCAAGAGTACCGATTCGTAAGAGGCGCACGAGAGTCAGCTCGCAAATGCGGTAAAAATGCCGCAAGTGGTTAACTGAATGACGTTAGACATTCACACTTAAACTGACCTGAGCCCTTCAAATAGAAGGGGAGAAGATAGGGCGAGTCTTGGGACTATACGCGGTAATGTACAGCAATGTACTAGCGAATGAGTACAGCGCCCTGAAAGTAAGTGAAAAGTTTCACTGACAACGAAACGAAGTAGCAGACCTAGAGTTATGTCTAGGCGTTAAATAACAAAGCAGGTTAACTGATGAGAGTTAGTTACTCGAAACGACAGAACGCTGTCGTATTAACCAATTTAAAAAAAAAGTTATGACACAAGAGCAAATTCACAATCTAGCGATGAGCTTTCTGCTAGATACACAGGAGTCAAGGCGCGGCCTAATTTGGACTACAGATTGGTCACAAGGTGAGGACGGAATCGACAGCCTAAATGAGCAAGGTCAGCTCATGCTAGCTAGCATCACACAGCGCATCACAGACATAATAAACCAATAAAAAACAAAGTAATATGAACACACTAGTAACTTTAAACATTGGGTTGAATAACAACCCTTTCACAGCTCAGGAAATAGCTGACAATTTTAACGAGTTCTACGCAAGCCGCGGAGCTATCATCGAGACCTTTGTAGGCCTTGGGGAGTATGTAAAAAACCCTGAACCTACATTGGTTGTGAAGATCAGCACAGACCTTCAATCGTTTCTGTGGTGGAAGTCAGAGGTTAGTGAGCTGACAATAATATACACACAGGAATGCATTCCGGTAAGGGTTGAAAGTACAGACAGCAATGGAATCAAAACACGCAAGCAGGACTTGATATTCAACCCTGACTACAAAGGTGAGCGCTACGAATTTGATGAGAAGTATTTTATCACAGAACCTAGCGCAAAGGTTAACTGATGAGTCTTGAATAGACGAAACGTACAGGTGTAACAGCCTGTATGTCTTAACCAATAATAAAGTTATGCAAAAAAGATTAGTAGTATTCAAATCAAAAAACTGGAAGTCAGTTCTGATCAAAAAAGAATTTGTTGATGATGCGCACGAAGATAATTACATAAACTATATGTGCCGCACTCGTAAGTGGATATTCGATACAATTTATGAACTATAAAAAACAAAACACAATGAAACACAGAGACATTCTAAAAGCCTATGTAACGGCTATCGAGACAGGTCAGTGGGACTTTCCAAAGTCCTCTGCATTTGACAATGGACAGCAGGTCTATGACCTAGTGAAGCAAGGTAAGACCGTGTATGAATTTGCTCAGACGGCTTCGATTAAATTCGGTTCGGTCACAGGTACAATCTTAGCATTCAGTCTGCAAAAGGAAGGCATTGGAGGATACCTCAGTAAGTCCACAAGGTCGGCTATCAGTAAGGGAATTAAGTATGTAATAAACCAATAATTATAAACATAAAAAACAAAAAACTATGGGACGTTCAGTTAGTTATTTAAGCAATGCACAAAGGGTATCGTATTTCGAGTGGCCTATGTATGAAGATGAGTATGGAAATGAGATATACGATGAGGCTGATTTTGTGATAGAGAATATTCAGCAAGGGATCATATCTGATTTCCCTGATTTCAGTACAGCAGATAAGTGGGACGATAGAGAGGATCACATAATACTACAAGGCTACGGAACAGAGATAGCTATCAGTGAGTATCGCGGCCTATGTTCACTTTCTATAAGGGTTGATAATTCTTGCTACGATGATGGAAATGTGGAGGAGATTGAGTCTTGGATAGATAAGAATTGGGACAAAATATCAAGCGGTTACAATATGTACGAGCGAGTAGGGACATTCAGTAACGGAGAGGCAGTATTCACTAAAAAGTAATAAACCAATAAATAAATAAACACAATGGAAAAAGTAGGGCATAATATGTTCGTGGATGGGAATAAGTTCTTCTCATTCGTTACTCACGTTGCTACGATAGACGGCAACAAGTTAATCGAGAACGGCAAGTACTCACAGACAACAAGCAAGCATATCAGAAAGTACGCAAGGATGCACAATCTGGAGGTGGTAGAAAGCAAAGAGAGGCCTGAGTTCGATATGCTATGGTCAGGGGTTAAAATTAAATTAAATAAATAAATACAATGAACGGAAAGTTAGTAGCAATCACCTTGAGTGGTGATGTAAAAGTAGTCACTGACTACAAGGTGGTGAACCACGGAAGTGCAATGAACCCTGAGATGTACATCGACAGCGTAGAGGTTGATGGGAAGTGGGTGGATGCAGATAAGTTTAAGGAAGTAACAATACAATACGAACAATAAACAAAACAAGGGGGATGCGCATCCGTAACGCATAAACTAATAAACCAAACACAATGAGTAACATCACAGTAAATCATGTGGAGCTGGCCTCAGAGCTGGCCCACATTGAAATCAGTAGATTTCACAGCTCAGGGCGTAGCATATATGTCGTGGATGATAACGGAGACACGAGATACGCTGACGATATTCAAGACCTGTTCAATGACCTTTACGATATGTACTACGAATTTATCTTAATAGCAGAACAATGAAAGGAACAATAGAATTTTGCGATGTGATGTTGGATGTAACATATCATCACGATGTGTACCACGGTAAGCATGAGATCCAGTGCTATGAAATCTACCCATCAGGATCATCGGTGGACATATGGAATATATGTGAGGCTGGCGGCCTTGTGGATAAAATAGAGGAAAAGATATATGAACAGCTACATTGTTATTAACTAATAGTGAAAGTAAGAGTAATTTAATATAAATTTGTCGAACAAATCAAAAACAAAACACAATGGAAAAAACATTTTTCTTATTCGGGACAGAGGTCTGCGATGTTTATTCAATCAGCGGTGATGCAAATATCATTGCTTACTTAATCAAAGGTGGTAATGGGGACTTAGTTAGCTTTGATTCATCCAGCGAACACCCCAACATTCTGCTCAGTAAATACGATGGGTGGAATGAGTGGGTTGAGATAAGTCAACATGAATACAATCTTATCACGTCAAAGCTATGAGTATAGAGGTGAACATCATCCAGCCATGCAGCCCTAGTGGGAAGTCGGCTGAGCATTACCCTGCTGAGACTTTAATAGCTACGTTCAGTAACAGCTACGGAGAAAGCTACGGATACATTAAGACAATCAAGCTACCGAAGGGACACACTTTTGGTATATATATCAACGATCAGTATGCTACGGCATCGACTCATTACGAGAAGGCAATAGGTTTAATCACATCAATTTTATTCAAAAATGTATAGCATAGAAATCAAAAGGTGGTCTGAGCGTGAGGGGACTCACAGCATAGACATTGAAGGCCCGAATGAGTGTATTGTCACTGAAAATGAAGGGAGGGTATATAACAGAAGGTTTAATAAGTGGAAGTCACTGTACAATGAGGAGTATGCGGAATATCGCGTGGCATTGATAGATGATAATGGGATGGAGCTGGATGCGTTCACTTGCAATGACATTGACTTTATATGAGGAATTTATGGATAACTATGAGGGCGGTGGCGATGATGCCACTGCTCATCACCTCGATGTCTATATCGTTGGCTTATTACTACACCAGAATGTGCATTGAACTAAACAAGAGAAGGAGATGGTAGCTCAGAACCTTATGCCGATTATTTTCCTAGGGTGGATTGTATCGGAACTGCTGGGGATTGATTTACTATCATCCTTTCTGCTGACAGCTTTAATTTTAATTTTCATTTACAAACTAATAAAACAAAACAAATGATCGACTACAAAAAGTACAAAGAACGATCCTTGATCGTCTTTATCGCTACGATTTTTATTATCGTTGCAATTATCCCATCTTCAGCTAAGGAACTAATAGAGTGGTTGACTATCTTGTGTATAGTAGCTTGCTTATCAATCGCTTGTTTCATTTTTTTCAACTTACGAGATGAGGACTATTAATTTAAACGAGGACGAAGTAAAGGTATTATTTCGCCTCATCTACAACCAAACTGAAAACCTTCAATCTAAGTCAGATTACTTCAAAAGGTCTGATAAGCTTATGTTGGCAGAGTATTACGAGTCTGAGCTGAATGTCTTAGATACGATTGGTAAAAAGGTCATGCACTCCAGACCAGAAGTAATAGTTGACTCCAAACTAAAAATGAGAGAAGATGAAGGACTGCCCTATTAACTTTTGCGCCTTCCATTCATGTGACAGGCCATGTTCCAAAGAAAAGAAAAGCATCGGGGACTGTATGTGCCACACTATGAATTGGGGGAAGGCTGAGTACGGATACGATGCAATAATTAAGAATAAACTAATTTTTATAAACTATGAATAAGTACATTTGCGTATTAAGTTCCAGCTATCCGACAGAACAAATGTCGTGGCAAGATTGGGTGATCTATGTTAGAAACGAGGCTAACAAGAAGGTTAAGGTAAATAAGGACTACAAAAAAATGCTTAAAACATTCCAAGATAGTTAGTTATCTATTGTTAGTTGTTTGTTTAGGTTTAAAATAAGGATGGGATGGGAAGGTATTGATTATCAACCCATTCCACTTTATTACCTTAATAAGTTTCAAGCTAATCAAAAGAATACACTAGTAATACTATCGTAATACGAAATAAAAAACATAATCGCATGAACAACCAAGAACAGATTTATGAGCAGATTTTAGACTGCGTAGTGCAGTCATTCAATGAGACTATACCTGATGGGTCGGTAGCAAATCAAAAAATATCTAAAAGGCATCCATCTAGGTTTATCACTAAGGATGATATACTATCTGTAAAAAGAACTCAGTGCTATGTCAAGCCAAGGTCGGCTGCCGTTTATATGGTCAGGATATTCACAAACATCGGGACTAAGGAGCTAGGGAGAAGGTTTAGCGGAAGGACTCATGCCTCAATGATCCACCTTGGGAACAAGACCCATGAGGCTTTGTATATGACCAATGACCTTTATCGTTATCAGTTTAACTATGCACTGGAGCTGTTCATTAACAAGAACACTACCCCTACGGCAATACCGTTCGAAATTAGGGCCAAGATGAGCGAGATATTTGAGATTAAAGCTAGGCTTAATCAGCTAATCAACCTTACATTGAGTGAATTGAAGGAGCATAATGAGAAAGAAAGTAAAAATAAGACATTCTGATTGATTAAAAATAATTAAATTTGTATATGGCAAATTCAACACGCAACACCTTAGCTGGATCTAAAGCTGGTAAGTCTAAGTCAGCTAAATACTTTCAGTCAAACACTGAGGCAAGGGAGAAGAAGAACGAGTACAATAAGAAGTACCACTCCACTGATGAAAGGAAGAAGTATCGTGCAGGTCTAAATAAAGCCAACAAGGATGCTAATACATACGGCAATAAGGATGGGAAGGATATGTCCCACACTAAGTCTGGTAAGCTAGTTCGTGAGGCGGCTTCGAAAAATAGGGCTAGGCAAGGCAAGGATGGTAAGTCCACTAAGAAATAAATTTATACGCGATAGGGTATAATTTAATAAGAATCGTTAGAATTATACGCATTCGGGTATAATTTATTAAATTTGTTAATAAAAAATGTTATAAAATATTTGTAAGAGTAATTTCTTATTAGTACCTTTGTGACTGATAAAAACATAGATATGAGTAAAGGAATTGTAGATTTTATTGTTGCCAACATTGAATTATTTAATCTAGCTGACGTGTCTCGTGCCTGCGGAATTGATCGTAGCAAGATGCAGAGGAGGATCATTCAAGGCAACTGGAAGGATAGTGAGATTCAAGCACTAGAAACTTATTTCAAAAACATACGAGATGGAATCAATGAGGTTTTTAACGAAGGTCAATAAGACCGTATTAGTAGGAATATCATCCTACCACAATGAGTATGACTATAACCCATTCGTAGCTGAGGTCCAGTGGTCTATACACTTAGACGTGAAGCCTTATGGGATAGTCGGTGGCTATGTATCTGTCGAGTCAGTCAAAGCTAATGTAGAGCTAGTGAACTACATTGTAAGCGATGATGAAATGACTAAGATAGAGACTGAGGAGATGCTGATTAACTCTAAGGATGGATGGAAGGTTAGGGTTGATATTAACCTATCTGATCTGAAGGAGATAGTAGTTGAGTGGGTTACATTCGACTTTCAATCAAAGACGATTATCGTTGAGTAAAGAGGAGCTATTACTCAGGGCGCACAAGGTTGTCGATTACTTTGCTCGTAAGCGCAAGGATGCCAAGG